TTTGGTATTACAAATACTGCAATAGCAGGTGGTGATGCTGCAACTGAAGGTCTTTATGGTCCAGGAAGATTTGGATATACAATTAATGACTTTTCATCATCAGCAGCAGCGGCTGATAAAAAATTAAAACCAGCTGGTTTTAGAACAGGATCAGTAGCTGTAGGAACTGGAACATTTACTAATACTGGTAATTTAACAGGCGCACAATTTGACTTCTTCACAAACTATAATGCAGAATTTTCTGCTTCTGTAGTTTCAAATAGTCAAGGCCCATTTACAGTATTATCAATACCAACTGGTTCATTAGGTATATCTAATCCAGATACAAATGGAATTAGAGCATTTAATGTTCAAGCTACAAACTTAGATAATTATTTTCCAGAATTTAATAGATTATCTACAGGTAAAGGTCATATTGAAGTATTAGTAGAAGCTGATTCTGATTTAGCTGACCCGACGGTATTTTATCACAAAGCACCAACTGAAGTAACAAGAGGTGACTTTGAAGATGATCAAGTATCAGATCCAGCTACAAGAGGTTCTTCAGATCTAGATATTCCAGAAATTAATCTTGAATTAAGATCGGAAGCAATTGTTGCTAAGACTAGAAAGCTAAAAGCTGTTTGGTCACCTGAATTCGCGCAAGACTTAAATGCATATCATTCAATTGATGCAGAAGCTGAATTAACTTCTTTATTATCTGAATATGTTTCGCAAGAAATTGATTTAGAAATTTTAGATATGTTGATTCAAAATGCTCAAACTATCGAAAGATGGTCTGCAAAGATTGGATTTGTATATGATACTGCGACTAATTCATTTACGCAAACTAATGCAACTGCTCAAGCATACAACCAAGGAACATGGTTCCAAACTTTAGGTACTAAAATACAAAAAGTTTCGAACAAGATTCACCAATTAACTTTAAGAGGTGGTGCTAATTTCCTTGTTTGTTCTCCAACTATTGCAACTATCCTAGAATCAATTCCAGGATATGCTGCTGATACAGATGGTGATAAAGCACAGTTTGCAATGGGTGTACAAAAAGTTGGTGCTATTAATAGTAGATTCCAAGTTTATAAAAACCCATATATGACTGAAAACACAATCTTATTAGGATATAGAGGTGCTCAGTTCCTTGAAACAGGTGCTGTTTATGCTCCATATATTCCATTAATCATGACGCCATTAGTGTATGACCCAACTAACTTTACTCCAAGAAAAGGTGTAATGACTAGATACGCTAAGAAAATGACACGTCCTGAATTCTATGGTAAGATTCATGTAGCAGGTTTAGATACTGTTTAATAATTAATTAATTATTGAATAATTAATAATTGATAATTGTTAAATAAATAATTAAAGGGAGGCTTAGGTCTCCCTTTTTTTATGGCTAGATATTTATATAAAATAAAGGAGTCACGAGTATGGCAGTTAAAGATAACATGGTAAAAAGTCCGCCAAAAGGGGCTGTAAGGTTTTCATTAAGTTTATCAAAAGAACAGAAAAAAGCAAAAACAGAAATATTAAAACATCCTTATAATTTTATAGTAGGAAAGGCAGGTAGTGGTAAAACATTATTAGCAGTTCAAGTAGCTTTAGATCAATTTTTTAAAAGACAATATAATAAAATTATTATAACAAGACCAACTATTTCTACAGAAGATAATGGATTTCTTCCAGGTTCAGAAAGAGAAAAGATGGAACCTTGGTTAGTTCCAATTAGATCAAATATGAGAAAGGTTTATAATAAACCAGAAATATTAGAAAAAATGGAAAAATCAGAACAAATTGAATTGGTATCATTGGCACATTTTAGAGGTAGAACTTTTGATAATTCAATTGTTATTGTAGATGAGTTTCAAAATTTAACAAGATCACAATTAGCTATGGCTATTGGAAGATTAGGAAAAGATTCAAAAATGTTATTTTGTGGAGATTCATATCAAATTGATTTAAAAGATAAAAATTATTCAGCATATCATGATATGGCAAAACTAACAAATTCACAATATGTTTATAAAATAGTTCTAAATGATTCACATAGACATGATGCTATAGATGATTTGTTAGAATTATTAAATGGTTATCATTAATTAGTATATTTATATTAAATGGCTACTAAAATAAAATGGGAAGATGCAAACTTTAAATGGGATGATAATCCTCATAAATGGGACGAAGTACTATTAGTTTTAGAAGTTGTATCAGCTGATGGTGCAAGTGGACAAGAAATTGCATATAATGTTAATCAATTAGATCCAGAAAAAAAGAAGCGATTTATTAGA